TATCGGGTGTCCATATCGAAGGTCGTAGCGAGTCGGTAATTGAACTTCCCGCGCTTCCAGTTCAGCAATACGCTTGCACCCATCAGAGATAACTCCCTCGTAATACTCGCGCTGCTCGTTGAGTTTTGATTTTGCTGCTTCAAGCTCAACGAGCAGCTTCCCAACCGTAAGCGCAATATCCTCGTTCTCCTGGTCGCGGCGTTTGATGTATTGCTGGTTTCTTTCCTGTTCATCCAGCAGTGCCAGCACGGTAGCCGGGTTAGCCTCTGCTATGAATTCAGCGTTTGCATAAGCCTGAGCATCTGATTCAATCAGGCAGTTAACATGACATTCCGCAATCACGCCACCGGGTTCTCCTTTCCATTTTTGACAAACAAAAACTCCTGTTAAATTGCCGTGCTGGTTAACAGATGTATGCCCTACGATGTAGCTTCCTTTAGTTGCTTTCTCTGCCTTTTCACGCAGTGCCTGATAGTTAATCTCGCTCACTCTTCATCCTCCAAGTCGGCAACGGCGTCCATCACATCAGAACCGCGAATAACCTCAAAAGCACGGCAGGCCATTTGAAATACCAGTTGCTCTTGCGGGTGAGGAGACTCCCAATATTTGAAGCCTGGGCGATGCGTGTACCCCATCATTGAATAAAAATCACCAGCAAGCTTAATCGCGGCATCGACAAGCTCTCTGTTAGTCATTCTTTTTCCGCTCACTGGTTGCCTCCTTTGCGAAGCTGGGCGGCTAACTCATCACATATGTGCGTCAAAGAACAAAGTTTGATTGATGGATGTTCGCGCATCATCTCTACCCCCTGCGCCCGCACTTCAGACAGGAAAGCATCGGTGGCTGGCATATTTCCTGTTGCCTTCATTGCTTCCAAAATAACCAGAACGCCATCTCGCCCAATCTCCTCGCAGATAACCTCGGTGCTGTCGCCAACAACATCGCAAAATGCCTGAACTGCTTTACGAGCCAGCGCATTCTCCGCCACCAGCGCCGCGAGATTAGTCTCAAGCTCTGCAATTCGACACATAGCATCAATATTTGTGTCCTCCAGGCGCTTAATTTCACCAAGCAGCTCCAGTGCAACCTTTGGGTTGAACGCGGCAACATGACGAGCGTTGTTCTCTGCATTTTTCTGTCCATCAAAGCCGGTCCATTTGATAACGTCTTCACATCGTTCATCACCGGGCGTGTGCACCGCATAAGTACCAGTATCCGTCGAAATAAATGCGACCCATTCGTCTGGTGTTGCCTTTTCTGCCGCCTCACGCAGTACCTGATAGTCAATTGTCATTCTCGCCATCCTTCACAGTTGTAATCACTACAGCCTTCAAAATCATATGGGCTGTACTGCCAGGTTATTTTTCCGCAATGCGGACAATTCCAACGCACCTTCCCGCTTCGCGACTTCTTTCTTCTGTTCTGCTCTTTCAACCAGTCAGGCATGACCAAACCTGCGCCCTGAACCATTGTTCTGCGGTTAAAGTTATTGATATTGAACGTCCGGCGCTTTGCTGCATCAGCAATGGAAAATGGCAACCAAACTATTCCTGGTTCGTTTTTGTTGGCGACGCTAAAGATGGTCGCTTTACTGAAGTCATCTGTTGGCAATCCACCGTGTTGAAGCCAGTAAACATCATTGCCGTTCCAGCTACCTTTTTTGTAGGCCACATACGCAGTGCAATCTGACTCAATCAGGCTTTCTGTAGGGATGTACTGGCAATCAACGTGCCACACTGCCATTGCATCCACGCTATCCGCGCAAACAGGCTGATCGATATCTCGCCCACAATTCCAGGCTTTTTGGGCTTCTTCCAGCGTGTAAACATGAGCGCGATCGATATCAGAACTGTAACCATTGCCGTTATGGCAATGGAATGAGGCGTTATTACCCACAGTTTCACGCAAGCACATCATGTAAAAACGGTTACTCACTGGATGCCTCCTTGGTGGAGTTGCGCTGCGATGCACGAAAAAAAAGACTCCCGTGTATGACTGTTAAGAGCTGGTGCGAACGCCTCGTTAAGAACGGCGGCATCACAGCCGTCATCAATATAGAGCGCAATTTTTTTCTCCAGGCGCGCTTTGGCTTCCTGCAACTGCATACCCCGGCACGCACGCGGGATATAATCAGCAATTTGAGCGATAGCTTTTTCGTTCTGTTTAAACATGCTTCACCTCGATAGGCTTGATGGTGTCTAACAGCAGTCGGCGGCGCGTATTTTCTGCAAAATGGCGGCGTCCAGTTTCTTTGTGGTAAAACTCGTTTTTGCCAACGACCCACATCCGCTTTGTCTGGTGCAGTTTTTTTACCTGCGGACCGTCTCGGGTGATAACAATTCCTGTATGAGTTTTTATCACGCTCATTTTTTATTCTTCGGTGCTTTCGGCATTACTGCCCAGTGAGTGATATTGACGTTTTCAAGGTCCCCGACCTGAAATGTCCACAGCCATTCTCCGGTTTCTTTTTGTCCCCAGGTGTACCAGAGAGAACGCCAGCCAATTAGCCAGCCTTCTCCGTTAGCATCAAATAACAGAACACTTTCATTTGCTGGCGGCAGTTCAGCTGACACTGGTATTATTTTGTTTTCCAGTGCCGCACATTTAGCTTCAAGCGCATCGAATTTACGTACCAGGTACTCAGCATTTGTTTCATTCACTTTCAGATCTCGTGGTACACATTTCCCGCGAAGAACCCCTTCCATTTCGAAAACATTCATGCGCATTTGCGTAACTCCGATAACTCGTTAAAACGTTCCATAAACATCCCGTAGGCATGGCTCGGAGCCAGTGGAATAACTTTGAACATTTCTGTTGCCGGGATACCTTCCAGTACTGGCCAGAAAGAGCCATCATCAAGCCCGAGATCGCGGCGTTCGGTTGCCAGCATGATGAGATCGGCATATTTCACAGGCGTGCGCATAACCGGGGGTAACCCGTATTTCTCACGGATTACGGCGTCTATTTTTTCTTCCATCCGTTTATAGTCAGGAAGAAGGCGTTTCAGTGGAGCGGGAATATCCTGGCAATACGCTTCTGTTGCATCATGCATTAACGCTTCAAAAGCAAATTCCTGCGGCACCAGCTGGCTGCAAAGCACCGCATGCTGGGCGACACTGTAGAAGTGTGAAAGATGTCCTGCAAAGCGACAGATATTTGAAAGGGAAACCGCGATATCGTTAATCACGATGTCGTCTTTATTTATCTTGTCATAATAAAAATGCTTCCCGGAAAAAGTTTTAATAAATGACATTTCGTTCTCCACTTTATATGCGCTGCACCGCTCTGAATTTTGATTGCAGCAATCCAGCCCATTTGACATGGGATGATTGCTGCAATTTTTTTAAGTTGTTGGATTTTGGCTTTTATCTTCTTTGTAAGAAAGAAGGTCACACATCAAATTAACTACCTTGCTGAATTGGAAAAGGTCAGCGCCAGTCTGATGACGCCACTGGAATGCTTTATCATCTTCATCATTAAATGTCTGAGATTGAGTATTGATGCGCGAAAAATGGAAATTTTCGGTAAGAATGAAGGTCACACCGCAACCGGATAACTCCATTTTATCAGCAGTGAAACTACTACTAAGGCTATCGGCCAGTTCGCTTTGAATTGACTCATGCTCAGCTGAGTAGCGAATAATTTCCTTTTGATCTGCGTAGCGCGATAGCTGAATATAATTTCCGACAGTGAATCCTTCAAATGCATTGGCTGCACCATTGATGTAGTTATTCAGGCGTGTAGTCAGTCCATTCTTGATATCACTGATGTTGATTGTTTCTGTTTTCACTGAACCGACAACCTTAATCAGCATTGCGCATACCATACCGGCTATTATTTTATTGGTTGTGTTGATTACCAATAATTTCTCATCAGTGCTGTACAATGCAAGAATCAGAGTAGACTTAACAAATGCCTGTTTGCATAGATCTACTCGTACGTTATCAATAATGGCCAGTCGTTCGGCACGCTTTAATTTATTCCCGGACATATTTTCGGTTGTTTGGATTCGAGAATTAGCTTCTTTCATGACGACATGTCGGGGAATTATTTTCTGATCATGACGGATTACCATTGCGTACCCACCAGATATCGGAGTTACCAGTTCACCAGTGACAGGATTCTCTACAAAAGAGGACCGTGAAAATTCTGTTTCCCCGATTTCAGAATAAGGGAGTTCGAGAAGATGACCTTCAATAGCCTGTATACTAGGTAATGTTGCTCGGTACACAATTGCGTTACGAAATTTTGGTAATTTCATTCTATTTTCCTCTGCACAATGTATTAGTTTCTCCACAAAACAGAGAAGAACACCTGCGGTGGCAGCCGCCCGGATGGATTGGGTTATGAGCCCGTCGTCCGGTGATGCTCTTCTCTGTTTTGTAAAAAGAGCGGTACCAGCCGGAAGCAAGTGTACAAACTGGTACCGCCAAAGCAGTGGCTGTTGTGGTGGGGTTGTCACTCAGGCGTATGGTCAACCTGACAACCCGGTGTCCTCAACGGGGAAAGAGTAACCCCGCCATACTTACCGCCGCGCCATTTCGCGGATTACCACAACGCTGAGAGCACTTAGCCAGTTACGGCACCACACTTTGTCGCGGTTCCATAAATGCCCTCATCGTTGCACCCTGGTCTCTTCCCAGGCGTCAAACCGAATCGCCACGCTGGTTAGGCGTCTTATCAGCATCATCATTGACTTGCACATTCCGGCTACCTGGTTTGTTTGCCCGAGCAAGGAGTGGATTGTCCCCTTTAACGTCACCAGACCGCTAACGACGCATGTGCCATACGCCGTGTTACAACCAAATTTTGTTAGTACCTTGTTTGTATGTCTGGAAAGAAAGATAAAATGAAGTTGCGCATTATGCAAGTGTTTTTATTGCGAGATATGCAATTTGGTGGGTAATGAAAAGCCACCTTCTGGTGGCTAATTGATGTTGAGGTAGGGGTTAATTGTGTCGCTTAAGGGTTTGTGACTGACTGATTAAGACCTTTCCAAAGACCATAAACCGATGTTCGTTTTCGCTGGTAATTCCCCATTCGCGGTAAATCTGATTATCAGAAATTACCAGCAGTTTATCAGGTATCATTTGCAGTCGTTTGACGTAAATTTTATCATCAAAACCAAATACATATATACCATCCCCATCAAACTGATTGATACTGATATCAACGAAGATGAGATCTCCTGGCTCAATGGTTGGACACATACTGTCCCCACGAACGTTGATAACTTTAATGTGATTGGCTGGCCGTCCGCCAAACATCGATACAGCATTATCAGTTCTGTATTCAATGGCATGAATCACATCAATGACATCACCGCCCTGGATAAGGCCATTTCCCGCACTGGCACTGACATCCAGCATTTCAATACGGAATACATCCTTCACCTGCGCAACATCCTCACCAATACTGTTTTTACATACAGTATTACTTTTGACGTCTGAGGTAAAGAGATCAGCGATATCAACACCTAAGCTCCTGGCAATATTACTCAGGGCTTGTTCAGTGAATTGTTTCTGCTTACCTGTTTCCAGGCGTGAGATATTCGCCGCATCCACTCCTATTGCTTCAGCGAGATCGGCGATTTTCATGTTCTTCGCCTGGCGAAGTTGTCTGACTCGGTTTCCTATGTTCATGCGTTTATTACATTTCTTTATTGCGCGTTAAGCAAATCAACTTGCGCAAAATATTTGCGTGAAATAATATGCTCATCACGCAATATGTGGAGGTTATATGCAATCACCATTACGGAATGTGCGTAAGGCGCACGGATTTACTTTGCAGCATGTTGCTGCGGGCGTTCAGGTCAATCCAGCGACGCTGAGTCGTATTGAAAGACTGGAACAAATTCCATCTATCGATCTTGCAGAACGTCTGGCCAATTTTTTTAAGGGTGAAATCAGCGAAATGCAGATTCTTTATCCGGCACGTTTTCAATCTAGCCAAAACCAGAATGGGTTTAAACCACAGGAACAGGAGGTAAGCCGTGGGTAATCATCACTGGAAAGTGGAAAAACAGCCTGAGTGGTACGTGAAAGCTGTCAGAAAAACTATCGCGGCGTTGCCGGGGGGTTACGCTGAAGCTGCTGAGTGGCTGGATGTAACAGAGAACGCATTATTCAACCGCCTTCGTGCAGATGGCGATCAGATTTTCCCGCTGGGATGGGCAATGGTTTTACAGCGTGCGGCTGGCACTCACTACATTGCGGATGCTGTCGCACAGTCTGCTGGTGGGGTGTTCGTATCGCTTCCTGAAATTGAGGCAGTAGAGAACGCCGATATAAACCAGCGCCTGCTGGAAGTCATTGAACAGATCGGCAGTTATTCCAGACAGATTCGTTCAGCAATCGAAGACGGTGTAGTGGAACCGCATGAGAAGACAGCAATTAACGACGAACTGTATCTTTCAATTTCGAAGCTCCAGGAGCATGCAGCACTGGTCTACAAAATCTTCTGCGCTCCAGAAAAGAGTAACGCCCGCGAGTGTGCAGCTCCGGGCGTCGTGGCGTCGATTGCTTCTGGTTGTGGAGAAACTAACGCATGAATAGTTTAACGGCAAATAACCGTTTGTCGCAACAGCTGGTGGTCAGCGTCGCTGAACACCTGTTGTTACGGCATGAATGCAGATTACCAAATCACCTGGCTGTAAGTAACCACAGAGAACTTTACCTGACTGTGGGGGGCGAGTTGTGCAGGAACTTAACCGCTGGTTTCGTGACGGAAGAGGGCTTTATGTCCATGTTATTCGTTGGGAGCCAGAAACACAGCGCGTTATCTATCTTCGCAAAGACTACCCGCATGAGTGCTTTAGTCCTTTGTGGAAATTCAGGCGTGATTTTGTTGAGTGTGAAGGACCACCAGCATATTGATTCTGCAATTCCGGGACGTTACACTGTTCAGGCACCTTATAAAGCGGGTGCCGGGATTGGCGTCCTGAAATTCGCACATGCGCATAACCGCGCTTCAGCGGTTTTTTTGCGCACGTTTCCTCACATCCAAATTATGGTGGGGCGTGCAGGGGCATCGAAAGATGCGCCGGGGTCATGTGCGACCGGTTACGCCAACCCTGTACGTCTCACCACCTCTGTGATTGGCGTCCCATGTGGTGAGTTTTCAAAATTCGCACATGAGGATGTCACTATGGCAACCACCCCTACCCAAACTCACCCTAAAATTGATGTTATCCATGGGAAGGCTGTTACCTCTTCTTTGGCCGTTGCCGAATATTTCTGCAAGCAGCACAAAAACGTTATTCAAAAAATCCAGACGCTTGAGTGCTCTGTTGAATTCACTGAGCTGAATTTTCAGCCCAGTGATTACACCGATTGCACAGGCCGCAAACTCCCTTGTTACCAAATCACCCGCGACGGTTTTGCGTTTCTTGCCATGGGCTTCACGGGGAAACGTGCTGCCCGGTTCAAAGAGGCATACATCAATGCCTTTAACCAGATGGAGAAACAGCTTTCAAAT